AACAGGTTGAGAAACTTGGTGATCGTAGAGATTCTAATCACAATTTTGGTACTAACCCTTGTTCCGAAATTATATTAAGGGACAAAGAGTTTTGTAACTTGACTGAGGTTGTTGTTCGTCCAGAGGATACACCAGAAACATTATTTGAAAAAGTAAGACTTGCATCTATACTTGGTACATGGCAAGCAACTCTAACAGATTTCCGATACTTGTCAAAAGAGTGGAAAACAAATTGTGAAGAGGAAGCTTTGTTGGGTGTATCGTTGACAGGTATCATGGATAATGAATATACTAATGGAACAAATGTTGAAGGTTCATTGCCTGTCTTATTAAATGTATTGAAAGAAGCTGCAGTTGATACAAATAAGAAAGTTGCAAAACAATTGGGTATCAATCCATCTGCAGCTATTACTTGTGTGAAACCTTCTGGTACTGTATCACAATTAGTTGATGCATCGTCTGGTATTCATGCAAGACATTCGCCTCACTATATTAGAACTGTAAGAGGTGATAAGAAAGACCCGTTGTGTCAGTTTCTAGTGGAGAAAGGAATTCCACATGAATCTGATGTAACAAAACCAGAACATACATGGGTGTTTTCATTTCCTATTAGAACAGCACCAAATGCAATATGTAGAAATGATAAATCAGCTATAGAACAATTAGAGTTCTGGAAATTATATCAGGAACATTGGTGTGAACATAAACCGTCTGTTACCATTACTGTCAAGGAAGACGAATGGATTGATGTTGGTGCATGGGTGTTCAGAAACTTTGATATGATTTCTGGAATCTCATTTTTACCTTATTCGGATCATTCATACAAACAAGCTCCTTATCAAGAATGTTCAGAAAATGAATATCTACAGATGATGGATAAGATGCCAGAAGATATTGATTGGGATGAGTTGTCTAAGTATGAGGTAGAGGATAACACAAGAGGCTCACAGGAATACGCTTGTACGGGTGATAAGTGTGAAGTCGTAGATTTGAAATAGGAGCTAACATGGAAGATGAATTTGAAGAAGAGGGAGAAATAATAAAGAGGTTTGGTTGTCCTGAGTGTGGACATTCGTTTGCTATGGATTGTGAGACACCTGATATGCTTCCGAAGTTTTGTCCTTTTTGTGCATCACCTGTTTATATTAGAGATGTAGATGAAGATGATGAATATGACGAACAGGATGAAACTGGATTTCATCTATGAGTAGTAAGTCTAAGAATAAAGGTAAGAGTTGGGAGAGAGATGTTTGTTTGTTTCTATCAGAATTGTATAATCAATCATTTATTAGAGTGCCAGGTTCTGGTGCATTTATAGGTGGTTCAAATCAATTCAGAAAGGAGACACTTTCTGAGGAGCAGATAAAATTATCCAGAGGTGACATTGTGCCACCACAAAATTATCCGTATTTCTTAGCTGAGTGTAAGAACTATGCAGAGTTTCCTTTTCATCTATTGATTGCAAATAATAGTATAGCTCTCTTAAATACTTGGATAGACCAAGTGGAACATGATGTAACAGATGAAAATGATTTATGGCTATTGTTTATTAAGATTACCAGAAAAGGAACATATGTTTTGTATGATACAAAGGATATTGATTCTTTAGGTCATGGTGTAAAGTATAAAAAATATTGGTTATGTGATATGAAATATTTTTTTGATTGTTATAAAGATAAACTTGAGATGAGGTGGAAGAGTGGCAGAGAAAAAGATAAACATAGCATTTAATGGTTTTGGTAGGATTGGTAGAAATTTAATTCGTACACTTATTAAAGATTCAAAGTATAACATTGTTGCTATTAACGCAAGAACTACGGTTGATGTTAGAGCTCACTTGTTTAAGTATGATTCTATTCACGGTCACTTTGATGGTGAGATTTCATATGAGTTAGATAACTTAATCATTGATGGACATTTGATACCGAACTTTGATAGAAACACTCCAGCAAAATTACCTTGGGGAGAGTTGGAAGTTGATTATGTTATAGACTCAACGGGTAAGTTTACTGATAAACATTCTCTGTCTCAACATATAGAAGCAGGTGCAAAAAATGTTATTGTATGTTCACCAGCTTCAGATGTAGATGCTACATTAATCTACGGAGTAAATGAAACAGATTATAAGTTGCAGGAGAATAATATTGTATCAGCATCCTCTTGTACTACTACCTGTTTGACACCATTGCTTAAAGTATTACAAAAACAATATGGAATCAAACAAGGATTTATTACAACTGTCCATTCATTTACAATGGGACAAACATTATTGGACTCTTCCCATCCTGATTTACGAAGAGCAAGAGCTGCTACAATTTCAATGATACCTACAAGTACTGGTGCAGCTAAAAATGTGGGTGTAGTATTACCAGAGTTGGAAGGAAAACTTGATGGCTCATCTATCAGAGTTCCAGTTCCAAATGTTTCATTGTTGGATATGTCAATAGAGTTATCAGCAGATACAGATGTTGAAGATATTCACGAAGTATTTGAAAAAGAAGCAAAAGGTAAAATGAAAGGTATTATCAATGTATCATGTGAGCCACTAGTTTCGGTGGATTATGTTGGTAGCGAATATTCCTCTGTTATTGATTGCCTTTCTACAAACGTGCTAAATAAGAGATTTCTCAAGCTCCTCGCTTGGTATGATAATGAGCATGGATACTGCTGTCGGGTGATAGATTTACTCGATTTTCTCACAAAAAAGAAGAATCCCCCTAAGTCCTCATAAATAAAGGGTTTATAAGTCCTTGTTTTATAAGGGTTTACAGGGTTTTTTGAGAAACTTTGTAAGTCTTTGTAAACAAAGGGCTTAAAATCCAATATTTCTTCACTTTTTCCTTGACTCATTCCCTAAATATGATATAATATATATAACAATTAAGAAATAAGGAGTTTATATGATGATGGATTTAAATGATATGGTCAAACCGATGGAAATTGCTGTAGATAGTTTAATTAAAGATATTGAAGAAAATTACAGGACTTGGCATAAATCAGTCAATCATTATGATTATAAACTTGATGATGAAGGTTTATCTGATTATGATAAAGAACGTATTGCTAAATTTAATGATGAAATCCGAGTTGAGATTGGTTCAAAATACACGAAGATTTTTACAGGTACTTCTATATGGGGTTTCATTGTTAATGAAGATGATACTGTTAAATGTATCAAATCAGGAAATTATTTTTCGAGAGGTGATTTATTAAAAGCTGCTTCTTATAAAGCTCCTGCTCGAAATTTTGCTCGTGGTAATATTCGATTGGGTAATATGGTAAAAACACGAATGCCTGAATATCCCGATTTTCGGGTTGTTTGGACTTCAGCAATATAACTTTATCTTTTAAGGAGAATCAAATGAGCATTTGGGACGAAGAATGGGAAAATTACGAAGACGATAAACACGATTTTGAAGCATGGTTGGATTCTTTAGAAGGCGAAGGAACTGATGAAGAAAAATATAACCGTGAAATGGACAAACAAGCTGATGCAGAATATGAAATGATGAATCAGGCAGTTTGGCCAGAATGGATGGTAAAGGGTAAAGATTATATAATGACAGTATCGAATAATTGAGGTTAGAAAATGAAAAATTGGTTGATAGATGATTGGAAAAATAATAGGTTTCGTTTGTTTTGTGAAACAGTTGGTTCATTATGTTTCATTATGATATATTTATTGATGGCCTATTATGGTGACGATGTTTGCATTACCACTATATTTTTAATTCAGTTGGTAGGTTCATCATTACATATTATTAATGCCTATCTAAGAAGTAGTGTGAATTTAATATTATTGAATAGTATTGTTATCCTGATTGCGTTATTTGGATTGGGAAAAATGCATTTATTATAAGGAGTATTATATTATGGGTTATGATCTAATGTTGTGTGAAGATGGTGTTACAAGAGCTGTTCCTATTATCAATGGAGTTATGGAAGACCCTTCTATTGGTTATGAAAAGAAACAGGCTGAGGAAGAACGACAAAAGGAAAAAGAAAAACAAAAAAGTAAGCCAAAGGTTACTATACAAGATAGAATCCGTGAGCAGGTTTATACTCTCATTGCTAATATCGAAGGTATGGTTGACGATTTTGTTGAAAGTGACTATAAAGATAAATATGATTTCTATACTATCCTTATTGATAAAGGATGTAAAAGTGTTCATGCTCGAAAGTTGAAAGAACATTATCTTGATGAATACAATGCGTTGGTTGAGTTGTATAACGGTGAAGATGAATATCTCAAAGAAGCATGGGGACATTTGAAACCTAAAGAAGTGCAAAGATATACCGATTTCTTTGGTATTATCGTTGATGACCTTGACCGTATTATTAAGAACGCATCAGCACAAAGAAAACCTAGAAAGACAAAACAGAAATCAGCTTCTAAGTTGATTAAGAATCTCAAATATCAATCAGAGTATCCTGACCTTAAATTGGTAAGTATTAATCCAGAAAAGATTGTCGGTGCTAGTGAGTTATGGGTGTATAACACCAAGTATAACCGATTGGGTGTATATTATGCTGAGAATAGTGTTAGAGGTTTTACTGTTAAGGGTTGTACTATTCAGAACTTTGACAATGAAACATCCACGCAAAAGACAGCTAGAAAACCAGAAGATACATTAAGTAAATTAACGAAACAATCTTTGCGTAAGAAAATGAAATCTATGAAAACCAAAGATCAATCCGTTACTGGAAGAATTAACGCACAAACCATTTTACTAGGAGCGTTCTAATGATTAAGAATATTATTATTGTATTTCAATTTTTCCTATTGTTTTCTTTGATGACGCAGAAACCAGAGAATGTTGATATACTTGTAAAGGATTTAGCTACCTCAAAGGATATGGTTGTTGATGGTACAGAGTATATTAAGAAAACATTCAACAAAGAGTTTTCTGCTGTAGAAGAAAAGATTGAAGAGTTTGAACAAAACAAAGCTGCAGAAAGTCCTGTTGAGCAAATAGATGTTGAAACTTGGTTCAAAGAAAAAGATGAAAAGTAAATATATAGACGCACACTTAGAAGTTGCTAGGGTATATGGAAAACTATCTACAGCAACTCGACTACAAGTTGGGTGTATCATTGTAAAGGATGATAGGATTATTTCTATCGGATACAATGGTATGCCTTCTGGTGGTTCTAATGTTTGTGAAGAGAATGACAAAACAAAACCAGAAGTTCTTCATGCAGAGGCAAATGCAATAACTAAGTTAGCTAAGTCTACTGAATCAGGACAAGATGCATATATGTTTTGTACTTATGCTCCTTGTGTTGATTGTGCTAAGTTGATTTTGCAATCTGGTATTAAAGAGTTTCATTATGAAGAGAGTTATAAAAATGAGTATGGTATAGATTTGTTAAGAAAATATTCCAATGTGGATATTTTCAAACATCAACGTGAAGTGAGTTTTATTGAATATATGGAGGCAAAAGATTATGACGAAGAAGCGGGAAGTCTTGGTTGAAGGTTTAAAACGTAATTTGATGAAAGTAGTTTTTACAAAAGTGAATGGTGAAGAACGAACCATGTTATGTACATTACATGAATCTGTTTTACCTGAGCCTATTATAACAGAATCTACGAAAAAAGTAAATCCAGATACCATATCTGTTTGGGATATTGATAACAATGGTTGGAGAAGTTTTCGTATAGATTCTATTAAAGAAGTGAAAGTAGTTGAAGCCGTGAAGGAGTTGATATGATATTATTAGATTTCTCAAATATAATCGTTGGGAGTATTATGGTAGCCCATAGAATTCCTAACGAAGAAAGAACGTCTGAGGATTTCATCAGGCACTTGGTACTGAATAGTATTAGAAACTATCGAATAAAACATAAAGATAAATATGGTGAATTGGTAATATGTACTGATATGCATTCCAGCTGGAGAAAACAGGAATATCAGTATTACAAAGCTCACCGTAAGATTAAACGTGAAAAGCAAAAATCAGAGGGTATGAATTGGAGTGACTTATTCCAGACTATAAATACTATTATCCTTGAAATTGATGAGTTTTTCCCATACAAGGTGATTAGAGTACCCCATGCTGAAGGTGACGATGTTATTGCTGTATTGGCTAGAAATCTACCAGAAAAGAGTATTATTATCTCTAGTGACAAGGATTTCACCCAATTACAGAAATATAAGAATATTAAGCAGTTTTCACCTATACAAAAGAAGATGTTGACTGTTCCTGACCCTTATAAATACTTGAAGGAACATATAATTCGTGGTGATAAGGGTGACGGAATACCCAATATATTATCTCCTGATGACTGTATTGTGGAAGGTGTGAGGCAAAGACCTATATCCAAGAAAAAAGTAGAAACGTGGATGGATAAGAAGCCTGAAGACTTTTGTGAAAATGGTATGTCTGAAAAGTGGGAACGCAACAAAAAGTTGATTGACTTTGATTGTATCCCTAAAGAAATATCAGATGCTATCACAGATGAATATGCAAAAGAAAAAACTCCTAAGCAGGGGCAGTTATTGAATTATTTTATTAGTAAGAAATTGAAATTCTTAATGGAACACATAGGAGATTTTACAAAATGACAGTTTACATTTCTGAGCTATTGAAGGGTATAGCTAAAGCAAAAACGAGAGCAGAGAAGAAAAAATTATTGGAACAATACAAGACAAATAATATTTTTAAGTTTGTATTGCAGGGAGCATTTGACCCATCTATTGTATGGAATGTTCCAAATAAAATGCCGAAGTATAAAAAAGATGATGCACCGATTGGCTTGAGTGAGATATCATTATTCACAGTAATGCCAAAGTGTTCAATATTTGTTAAGGGGCATCCAAAGTCTATTAATTTAAAAGAAAAAAGAATTAAAGAATTATTGATTCAGATGCTAGAATCAATGCATCCTGATGAATCACTTATTTTTGAACAGATGGTAAAAAAGAAACTCAAAGTAAAGGGACTAACAGAAAAGCTAGTGCTTGAGGTTTTCCCTGATCTATATAGAAAGGTAGAAAAATGAGTTTAGTAAACATGAATACAGAAGTTATTATTCAAGTAAATAAAAGAAAAAAAGTAACTAAAGAAGCCGTAGTGATAGAAGCATTTAAAGAAAAATATATTAAGGCAACTTTAGATGGTGAAGGTAATCATGTATTTGAATTGAAGTGGAATGGATTTATGTTTGAAGGTAAAATGTTGGATATGTCTATGACTTGTCTATATAATGTTGTGCGGGAATTTTCAGCAGTTAAAACAACTCATGGAACAGGTCAAGAAGCAACAGTCGTAAGACGTAGTAGAAGTGGAAGGCCTGCAAGCATGACTAACTAGGTTAAGCCATGTATATCAAAAAAGATAATATTGTTATTAGAACCGTTAGAGAAAACAAGGATAAAAATAGAATATTTGTACCATCAAAACATTTGATAACACGATGGACAAATATCTTGAATGAGGAAATCTTTAATAATATTATACATCCTTTTTATGATATATCAATAAGTAGAAAACATGATTGCCATGCAGAACATATTGGTTGGACTCATGGGGAATATGTTTTCGGGGAACTCTCCATAGATAGCCGTTTCATAAACAAATCATATTTCATTTATACATTAGCCCACGAGATGATACATCAGTGGCAATGGATGCAATTGAATAAGACAGATCATGGTAGATCGTTTATGAAGTGGAAAAGTAAGTTAAACAAATTTGAAATACCGTTAGGAGTATCAATATAATGCCATTATACGATTTTGAGTGTGAGAAATGTAATCACAAATATGAAGAATTCCATACAATTGCTGATATGGATATCCCTTTATCAAAGCCTTGTCCGTTTTGTAAAGAAACGGGCAATGTTATCCGTATTGTTGGCTCCGCAGGAATAGGAGATTCGGCGAGGTTAGAATCTACTAAAGGTAGATTGAAACCAACCAAAGATTTTACGGAAGTAATGACGCGGATAAAGAAAAATCATCCAGCATCAAAATTTGAGGTAAGGTAAAATGAAACAACTATTATTAATCGGCTTGTGTTTATTATTTATTCTCGGTAATAAACCAGTTACAGAAACACCGCAAGAGACAACAGTTCCATTATCTGAAATTCTATTGTATTGTAATACACCAGAATTTGTAAAGAATATGGCGGAAAACGATTATATGTTGGGGTTAGCTGCAAGTGGTGTCATCAATGATGACAGACATAGAATGCTACTTTCTATGGAATTACTGATTAATCCAAGAAATAAACAGTGGGCTATCATTTTTAACTATGCTAAGGGAAACCTTTCATGTATTATCGGAGGGAATCATATAAAACTATTTAATCCAAAAAACTAAATTTAACAAAACGCAAGGAGCACAAGATGTTGCACTATAAAAAAAATATATTATGTTTTTTTATATCATTTCTGTTATTGGGAGTAAGTACAATCGTCAATGCTGACCACACTTATAAAACAAGTATTGTAAAGAAAGTACTTCCCGCTGTAGTAGAGATACACGCAGAAAGAGGCAATGTGAGTGCCGGTATGCAACCACAAGAACGTGGTGGGTTTAAGTTTCGTGAACCTCAAGGACAACCAAAAGAGAGGATGAATCCTAAACAAGACCCACAACACGTTGGTTCTGGTTTTGTTATTAGTGAAGATGGATATGTTTTAACTAATGCACACGTTATAAACAACATTATTGATGGTGGAAAAATAATAGTTATTTTTCAATCTGATATAACATACGAAGCAGATTTAGTTAATTTTGATGAAGACTCTGATATAGCATTGTTGAAAATTAATAATGCTGAAGAAGGAAAAGTTTTTGATTTTTTAACATGGGGTGAAACTCCAGAGCTAGGTCAAGATGTTATTGCTATTGGTTCTCCGATGGGACAATCATTTAGTATTACATTTGGTAACGTATCGTCACTGAATAGGTTTATACCTAAGTCAGCACCATTCGTACCATACATCCAGACTGATGCAGCTATTAATCCCGGCAACTCTGGTGGCCCACTACTAGATTCACATGGTCATGTAGTTGGTATAAATACTATGATAATTACGGGTGGTAATAGCAGAGGTAGTGTTGGACTTGGTTTTGCTATTGACGGAGATTATGTTCAGTCAACAGTTAAACAATTGTTAGCACTTCCAACTGATGAAAGAATTACTCGACCATATATGGGTATCGTTTTCCGTCCAGTAAAAAAACTAGACTTGGAAGATAAAATAGGTTTATTTAAATATGGTTATGGTGCTTATGTACAAGAAGTTGTGCCAGGAAGTCCAGCTGAAGGTATTCTAAAAATTGGTGATATTATTATAAAGATGGATTTTGTTGATATCAAATGGAAACTTCTAGCTACAAAAGTAAAATCTAAAAAAATAGGCGATAAAGCATATTTTGTAATTTTGAGAGATGGAGAATTAACTTCATTAACATTTATTATGGACAAGATGAAAGGATAATATGAGAAAACAGTTCGTACACTCGACAGATTGTGATGATATTGAAATGGGAGTTCGTGAGGAGATCAATGGCAGTCGAGTCTATGTAACTCCTCAAGGTAATATCTATCCATCCATTACCTCAATTCTTGGCCGACAACCAAAGCCAGGAATTGAGGCATGGAAGGAAAAAGTAGGATACCAAGAAGCAAATAAGATTATGAAAGAATCAGCAGCACTTGGAACTATGGTACATAGTCTTTGTGAAGATTATCTATACAATGAGGATTTACAATGTGATGACAAAGAAGCTATTAGTGTATTCAATAGACTACGTTTTCTATTAGGAAACATTGATAACATTCAATGCATTGAAGCACCATTGCACAGTGACATTCTAAAAGTTGCTGGAACAGCAGATTGTATTGCTGAGTATAACGGTGTATTATCTGTTATAGATTTCAAGACATCTAGGAAAGCAAAACGAGAGGATTGGATTGAAGATTATTTCATCCAAGCCTTTTTTTATTCCGC